TACAAGAATAGGTCCTGCCGCATTATTAGTATTAGAACTTGTTATAGTTAAACCAGTATCTGCTACATGAGTAATTGTTATATCGTTATTTACACCAAATCCTAAAACAGAAGAGTCAGTGTTTAAATGTAAATCATTACTAACCCTAACAGTAGTAGCAGTTAAATCTAAAACACCACTAGAAGATTGATGTACTTTAGTATTAGCACTACCAAATTGTAACTCACGTGTTGAGTTTAATAATAAACCCGTATCATGCACGTGAGTTAATGTTACATCATCCCCTGCACCAAAGTTTATTATAGCACCATCAGTTTTTAATCTTACATCGTCTCCAAAGGTAGCATCAGCACCTACACCTAAACCACCACCTACAATTAATGCTCCATCACTTGTCGTAGTGTTTGCAGTAGTAGCATGAACTGTTACATTTAAATTTTCATCAATAGATATTGCAGGAGTAGTGCCTACAGTAGAACCTTTACCTATTACTAGATCATCAGCACTATCGTCAAGTCCTACATAAAAATCTTGAGCATTGCCATCAAAGACTACTTTAGTATCTTCTGCACCACCATCTCCTATTGTTAATGTAGGTGTAGTGCCATTTATTAATATAGAATTTGCAGTAGTTAATGTGCCATTTAAAGTTAGTCCAGTATTTGCCGCATGAGTTAATGTTATATCATCACTTGCACCAAAACTTAAAACTGCACTATCTGACTTTAACTTTAGGTCATTACCTAATACTGCATCTTTAACTACAGACAGACCACCATCTGTTTGCAACGAACCATCAGTAGTCGTTGTTGCATCTGTAGTGTCTTCTGTCTTTATAATACCACCTGCAGTTAAAGCATTAGATACATCTACTAAAGAACTAGCATTTAAATCAATAGTTGCTTCACCATCTATTCTTAATACTCCATTACTTGATTGTTGTATAAAAGAAGCAACGTCACCAAAAGTTAATTTGTTAGTACTATTAAGTGTTAGTCCTGTTCCGTCAGTATGTGTTAAAGTTGTATCATTGTCAGCACCAAAACCTAACACAGCAGAGTCACTATCTAATTTTAAATCATTACTAATTAAAACAGCAGTTGATGCGTCTATATCAACAGTAGGTGCAGTTATTTGTAGTTCAGTATCAGCATTAATATCTAATTGACCATTGGCTGAAGAACCTATATTTAAATCAGCATCTCTAAATTGAATAACATTAGCTGTTAATAATCTTAATCCTGTATCAGGTATGTGAGTAATTTTTACATCTTGATCGTCACCAAAGAAAATGTTTTTATTATCAGCTAAATATATATCTCCCCATTCTTTTGAAGTTGTTCCTAAGGATACACTTCCTGCACTTGCTCCTGTTCCTAATTCAATAGCAGTAGAAGCTATAGTGAGAATATTAGCTCCCGGACCTAGCTTCGTTATAGGACCACCTTCTCCTGCAGTTCCATCGTGAGAGTGTCCACCCGTACCATCAAATGCTGATTGTAAGGCAGTGTATTCTGTAGTAAAATCCTCTGATCGGATAATACTTCCTGATTGTATGTTACCACCAGTGGTAAATGTATATGAATTTCCCATGTTATCTTCTCTCGTTAGTTGTGTATTCTAATGTCGCAGAGTCAAGTGAAAAAGCTGGATTGCTATCGTTACTTGTGATATTGATAGCGGCAGTAAATCCTGAACCTATTAGTTGAGATTCAAATTGACTTTGTGTATTAGCAGATCCATATGTAGCTGTATTAAAAACAGCATTAGGATCATTAAAAAAGAAAGTGTTACTAGCTGTGCTTGAAAAAGCTATGCTATTAGGTTGAAAATCTGTATCTTTTTCAAAATCTAATTTTAAACTAACAGTAGTATCAACACTTCCTGTAGGCTCTGTGTATAATATTAACTTATAAAATGTTTTTCTAATTCTTGGATCATTTATAGGAAAGAAAGGAGATTCGTAAGTAGCAGATATATTACTGCCATCAAATGAATTTCCTGATTCTAATCTATATACGTAACCATCATCATTAGCGAAGTAGATAAATTCTGTTTCACTGTCATATGAACTGTCTGCAACAAAAGAGTTTATACCTCTTGTCTCTGCCCATGCCATGCCTTCACCACCTTGAGCAGCAAACTGTGTTCCAATTATACCTAAAGCAGAATCATCAGCAAATCCTGCATTAAATCCAAATATTCTATACTGACTCTTTTCTCTTATAGTTATACTTGAAAAAGATGTTGAGTTAGCAGTAAACTTTGTAAACTCAGGCTGAATAGTTTTAGATACCACAGCCAAACTAAAGTCACCAATTCTTTCAGTTGCACCAAGAAGTCTTAATCCGTCAGCAGCCAAGAACATGACATCACCACCAACTTCTTGAACTGTATCAGCAGCTATTGCTCCCACATCGTCTGTTATTGCATCTAGTCTAAAAGTTTGAGATGTATTACCTGTAAACTTTTTTATACTATTTTGAGAAAATATAATTAGCTGTTCACGGAAAGTAATTATATCTGTAACAGTGCCATCAAGATCAAATGTACCACTACCACTAAAATTATCACTTGTTGAACTAGCAGTGCCTGAATAAATAACAGTGTTACCAATTACAACAAATAATCTTTCTAAATGTACAGTTACAAAACTTGCACCTGTAAAGTCATTACTTAAACTTGTTTGTTGTGCTAAGGAACTGCCATCATATATAAAAGGCTTTCCGTTACCATCTACTATAAAAAGCTTATCTGTTCCCGTAAAATTATATTTAGCAAATCTTACTTTGCCTGAACCACCTAAGTTAGTTCCACCACCTGTTAGTTCTGTCCATCCACTACCTGTAGATCGCCAAAGTTGATTTCCTCTAGCGGCTATAACTGCTCCACCAAAACGTACTAAACCTCTTATGACTCCACTTCCACTGATTGCATTAGGATCAGCTTTAGAAAAGCCTTCTATTTTTCTGTATCCACCTTCTATTGAAGGTTCAAAGTTTAAGAGTGTAGTAGCACTACCGGGAGCATTAATACCTTGCTGTAAAGGACTAATGTTCTTTAATAAGCCACCTTTAAATTCAACGGGGAATGTTTGCCAAGAATCTGCCATTCAATTTCCATATATATAGTTGTACATATTTACTTGAAAAAGTCAAGGATTTAAGGTAGAACTCACGGAGGTTCTAGCTATCATAGTTGATCTTACATAATCATATCTATTGATTAATAAAGACCTCATATTCTTTATGCCTTCTTCAAATTTATCTTTTGCTATCATAGCATCTTGAGAGTTACCTCTAAACAAATAAGCGTAGTGCATTGCACCATCTACTATAACGTGAGCAAATCTCTCTGGAACTATAGGAACATCTGTAGCGTTTTCTAAATCTACAGGTATTCTATAATATTCATACACTAATGTGTATGCTTTATCGGGTGGAGGTATAAGACCATACTCTTGATTAGGTGTTCTAAAAACATAATCAGGAACTCCTGAACCACCATTGTCTTCATCATATTCATGATGTATATATTTTTCTAAATATTCTTCATAACTTAGTATTCTAAGTTTCTTTGTTGATACACCTAAAGCAGAGCTTTCTTTTATTCTAAATGTATTAACATCTAATATTTTAGAATCATCAGGCACACCATAACGCAATGTATGTGCAGTTAATACATCTTCTTGTGTTACGTGATTATAGGGCCAATTATATTCGTTTTGATTTATATAACGAATAGATGAATTTATAGAATCTT